GCGCACCCGAACGTCAAAGCCTTGCGCGCCTTCAACCGCTGGCGGCGCGGTGGCCCAGGGCCGCAGCCCGATCCGGTCGAGGTCGGGCGCGTGCTTGAGTGGGCCATCGCCGTGTGTGATGCTGCCAACAAGCTCGCCAACGGCCAGGCCCGGCAGCCTGAGATCGCTTACAAGCGTCTGGAAGCGGCGGTGAATCATGAGTAGCGAAAAAAAGAGGCTGGCACTGGGGCGGCTTAAAACCGGTGAGCGCAACAAGACCGAAGCCGCTTATGAGGCGCTGCTCGAATCACGGCGGCAGGCCGGAGAGGTGGCCTGGTATCGCTTCGAGGGCGTCAAACTCAGGCTGGCGGACAACACCTTCTATACGCCTGATTTTGCCGTCATGCTCGCCAGCGGACTCATGGAGCTGCACGAGGTGAAAGGGGTCTGGCACGACGATGCCCGCGTGAAGATCAAGGTGGCGGCACAGATGTATCCATTCCGCTTTCTGGCTGTCCGGCAAAAGCCCAAAAAGGCCGGCGGCGGCTGGGAGCAGGAAGTTTTTGAGTAGGGGGCGTCATGCTAAAACTGAGACCGAAGCAGAAGATGTTCGTCGAGGAATACCTTGTTGATCTGAACGCGACGCAGGCAGCGATCCGTGCTGGGTACAGCGCAAAGACCGCATCTTCAATCGGCGAACAAAACTTGAGAAAACTGGACATCCAGACAGCCATTCAGGAGGCCATGAAAGCCCGGCAGGAACGAACCGGAGTCACGCAGGACAGGGTGATTGCGGAACTGGCACGTATCGCATTTGGCGATCAGCGATCCGTGATGGAATGGGGGCCAAGCGGTGTTAAGTTGCGAGACTCGAAATCCCTGACCGATGACCAGGCCGCGATGGTCGCCGAGGTTTCCGAGTCGGTTACGGCGAACGGCGGCACGCTCAAGCTGAAAACCCATGACAAGGTTGGCGCCCTGAAACTGCTTGGGGAACATCTTGGGATGTTCAAGCAAAAGATGGAAGTGACCGGGCAGGATGGCGGCCCTGTGACTCAGGCGCTTCTTACTCGTGAGGAACTATACGAGGCTGTTCGCAATGTCCGCGACAAGTTTTAACGCAGCGGAGCGGATCGCAGCGATTGCATGGGCGCGAGAAAACCTCTACGACTTCGCCCGCTGGATGTTCTTACAGCGCAAGGGCTATTCTTGGAAGCGTGCCCTGCATCACAAAATTGTTTGCGATGCGCTGATGCGGGTGTTTCGCGGTGAGTGCAAGCGGCTTATCATCAACATTCCGCCACGATACTCGAAGACAGAATTAGTCAATAACTTCGTCGCGTGGTCAACGGGACACGCACCCGATGCTGAGTTCATTCTGACATCCTATTCAGCCAATCTTGCCAGCAACAACTCCTGGCAGATTCGCGAGTTAGTGCAGCATCAGGGCTACCGTGAAATCTTCCCTGACGTGGCGTTGCGCTCTGATAGTGCAGCGAAGCATGAATGGAGAACCACCGCCGGCGGTATCGTCTATGCCGCAGGTGCTGGTGGTACGATCACCGGCTATGGGGCGGGCAAACACCGTGACGGGTTCGGTGGCGCGATCATCATCGACGATCCGCACAAGGCCGACGAAGCGCGCAGCGATGTGGTTCGCCAGGGCGTTATCGAGTGGTTTCAGAACACACTAGAAAGCCGGAAGAACGACCCTGGGAAAACACCTATCATCCTGATGATGCAACGCCTGCACGAGAAGGACTTGGCGGGCTGGCTGCTGGCGGGCGGCAATGGTGAATCGTGGGAGCATATCTGTCTTCCAGCGCTTCAAGCCGACGGAACGGCACTGTGGCCCGAGAAGCATGGCGTCGAGCAACTCCTGTTGATGCAGCAAGCGTCGCCTTACACGTTTGCCGGGCAGTACCAGCAAAACCCGTCGCCCCCCGAAGGCAATATCTTCAAGCCGGATAAGATCGATGTTGTAGATGCAGTCCCCATCGGTACGCGGTTCGTGCGTGGTTGGGACTTCGCAGCCAGCATCGAAGAGGTTGGCAAAGACCCGGACTGGACCGTCGGCGGCAAGCTGGGCGTGGCGCCTTCCGGCAGATGGATCATTGCCGACATAGTACGGTTGCGCGGCGGCCCGGAAACTGTCGAGGCGGCCTTGGTGAATACCGCAAAACGCGATGGACAAGTGACCCCGGTGCGCATACCGCAAGACCCAGGACAGGCCGGAAAGTCGCAGGCGGCTAACTTTATCAGGCTGCTTGCCGGGTACGCAGCGAAGGCTAAACCGGTGTCTGGCGACAAAATCACCAGGGCCGAGCCGTTCGCTGCCCAGGTCAACGTCGGCAACGTGATGATGGTCCGCGCTGAGTGGAATGACGCATTGATTGCAGAAATGCGCGCGTTCCCCAACGGAAGTCACGATGACCAGGTTGATGCGCTTTCCGATGCCTTCTCAGAACTCAATGTTGACCAGCCCCAAACCTCCGCGCTACAGGTGGCCTGCTTATGACCGCAAGCGAATATACGCCGAACATGCTGCTCGCAACCGTCGCCCCAACCGCCGCCGAGCGCATGCAGCGCCTCGACTTCGCCTTGCGCCAGCTCCGCGCCGGCCTGCCGCCGCAGCGCGTGCGCCGGCTGCTGCGCGAACGCTACGGCGTGTCCTACCCCACCGCCTGGCGCATCGTCTGCCAGGCACTCGACATGGCATCGGACGCCCCCCATGCTGCGCCCTGAACAGGAACGGGTGCTGCTCGACGCCACCGCGCTCGGCCTCGACGACGATCTGCGCGCCGCCTATCGCCGCCTGCTCGACCTCATCCGCGCAGGCACGCCACCGCGCGACGCCGTGGCCGAAGTCGTCAAGACCTTCCAGGGGGAGTACGCCAAGCTGCTCGCCGACGGCTTCGGCGCCATCCTCGACCGTTCCATCGGCGCGCCCTCCGTCCTCACCATGCAGGTCTCAGGCGTCAGCCTGTCCGCCCGGCTCTACGCCGAAAGCTACGCCACCTCAGGCATCGTCGCTGGCATCGTCGAGCGACACGCCAAGGGCTGGCACGAAGCCCGTAAACTAACGCTCGACCTGTACGAGGGCTACGGCTTCCGCGAATCCGAAGCCCTCAACCTCAGCCCGCGCAACCCCAAGCTGCCGAAATACCTGTGCAGCGAGCTGCTCACCGATCCCGGCCTCGCCGGCGAGCTGCGCCGACACTTCACCCGCGTCCATGTCGCCGGGCTCAAGACCCCGCACCTGAAAGCCGCCTACCTGGAAGCCCTCGACGCGATGGAACAGGGCAAAGGGCAAGAGGTTCTGGAGCGCAAGCTGCGCGTCGCCTTCCACGAGCGCATGCGCTACTTCGCCAACCGCATCGCGCAGACCGAGCTGCACCGCGCCTACGCCGACCGGCAGGCCGTCGAGATCATGGACGATGCCGGCGTCGGCTTCGTCAAATGGCACATGAGCGGCACGCACCCGAAGCTCGACATCTGCGATTACTTCGCCAAGGTCGACAAGTACGGCCTCGGGCCGGGCGTCTACCCCAAGGCACTGGCGCCGAAAGCCCCCGCACATCCGCACTGCCGCTGCATCCTTCAGCCGCTCACCGGCATGCCCCCGGACACCAGGTGGCGGGAACGCCCAGACGCGGCGCGGGCATGGATCAAAGCGCAGGGCATCAACAACGGCGCGGCCATCATGGGCAGCCGGGAGCGGCTCGGCCAGGTGCTCAATGGCGCTGACCCCGTCGCCGTGCATAACAGCCGAACCGACCCGCTGTACCGGGTGCGACAGGTGGGCGGCGGGGAGGTCACGCCGCTGGTGGCAGATAGAATGCCGAACATGAAACCCCACCCAGACGCATTACCAAATGCCACACAAGCAGAAATTCCGCTGGAGAAGCTCGAACGGTATGCGCTGAATCTGGAACACCCAACGGGGGCGAACAAGGCGCGAAGAATCAAAGCCGCCCTTGGGTTCAGCGCCAGCGATTCGGAGAAGGTGGCCGCATTGGTGCGCGATGCCTTGCCGGCGCACCCCGCGAAGGCCGGGGAGTCTAACGCTTGGGGGGTGACGTTCTACGTCGATTTGCCGTTGACGGGGCCGGCAGGAATGGCTATCGTGCGAACTGCCTGGATACTTGAAACGGGGCAGAACACCCCGAGGATGACATCGTTTTATGTGAAGGAGTCATGACATGGCGTTTGCAGAGTTTGATGTCGTTGTCACGACGGTTGGCTTTCAGTCTGAAGAAATCCCCCCCGGACGTGTCGGGACTGTTGTTCATGTGTTTTCGCAGCCAAGCGAATCTTACCTGGTGGAATTTGCCAACGAAGCAGGGGAAACGCTGGCCATGGTCACCGCATTGCCGAATCAGATCGCGCTGGCCGATTTGCTCAAGGCCGCCTGACGGCACCCCCTACCCCTCCACCTCCACCCGCGCCGCCATCAGCTTGTAGGTGTCAAGCCGATCCTCGTCCGTGATCGTGCCCAGATAGCGGATGATGACGACCCCCGCAGGCGGCGGGTTGCACTTCGCCAGAATCGCCGCCTCCATCGCGAACAGCGCGGCATAGACCTTTTCCAGCCGCACCCGGCCGCCGGAATCCGGCGTGTCGTCGAAGCCCTGAATCGGCATGCCGAAATAGATCAGCACTTCCCCGCGCCGCGTCAGGTGCGCGCCGCTCACCCGCTGCTGGCCCGGCGTCAGGCTCGACGGCACGATGCGGATCAGCGGGTAATCGTCCGGGGTGATGTTCTCTTCAAGCCCGATCCGGCAGGAAGAAACGCCGGGAATCGTCGCCAGCGCATCGCGCAGGGCTTCAAGTAGGGACATCATCTCAGCCGCGCTCCAGACTGACCGAGAAAGAGACCAGCGGCAGCCCGGCGTCATCCTCCACCGTGGCGCGCGCCTGCGCCAAAACGATCTCCCATTCGGTGCGGTAGTGTTTCAGCTTCTGCGCGAACAGATCGTCCGGCTGCGCCTGGCACTCCAGACAGGCGACGATGTAGGCGCGCAGGATCACCAGCTTTTCGCGCCAGCTGGCGGCGAAGGTCGCGATGGCATCGACATCCGCCATCGCGCGTGTTTCGCGGTCCGCAGTCATCTGGCCCTTCAGGTAGGCATCGGCGTAAGTGTAAGTCAGTGACATCAGAGATTCCTTGTGGCACGTTGAACGATGGCATCGAATTCGCGCATGGCGCTGTCGGCGGCACGGGTCAGCCAGGCGTCGCCCTTGTAGCCGGGGTGATGAACTTCGCGGGCGAAGGCGAAAGCCCCGCCGACCGGCCAGCGCAGCATCTTGCGATTCTTCGGCTTGATGACATGCGGCTTTGTGCCCCAATGCACGAACACCGCATGCGGCGCGCGCTGCGGATCGTGGCCGATCTCGCGCCCGCCTGGGATGGGGCGGTTGTATAGCGACTGCAACAACGCGCCGGACTTCGTATGCTTGTCCGCGCCGCGCCGGGCGTGCTCAAAGACCGCATCGGCCATCGCCCCGAGCACCGCACGCTCGATCTTCTTCGGGACTTCGAGCAGGTGCTTCTCGACGGCATCAAGGCCGGCGACTTCGAGTCGGATCATGGCGCAGGCGGAGGAGGCGGCGTGACTTCGGACGAGGATTCATCAATCGCCGCGATGGCCGCCTGCGCCTCGTCGGGATCGCCGGCAGCGAACACCAGCGCGGCGATTGCTTTTTGTTGCAGGCGCACGGCGGCATCGGGAAATCCGGACATCTGCATGGCGGAAAGAATCTCCAGCTCGGCCTTCGCGTCGCCGATGGCGTAGTCCTTCGCCCATCGAATCGCCGCGCGTTCAGGCGGCAGGCCCAGCCACAAGCTGGCCACCTCCCACACCTGACGCTCGAAATCCTCCATGCGCCGCGCGAATGAAGTCAGCGCGGAATTCAGCGCCTGGAAGCGCACCGTGAGCGCAATACCGGATTCCGCCTGCTTCTCGGCGGGAATTTCCACGTTCAGAGATGCCCGGTCGATGGCCTGCTCCAGCTTGGCGATGGCATCCATGTAAATCGAGGCCGGGCCGTCCGGTGGTGCGATGAACTCCGCCACCTGGCCGGGCGTGACCAGCGCATTGCTGGTGCCGATCTGGATAACGGCATTCTCCAGCGACTCACGCGCGCCGGCCTGATCGGCGGGGTATCCCGCCACAAGAATTGAAAACGTCTGCGCGCGCAGAATCTCGTCAAGCTCGGATCGCGCATTGAACAGCCGGCGCGAGATGTCAGCAATCTGCGCGAAGTCGCCAAAGGCCGGAAAATCGCCGGACTCCGAAAACGCCAACACCGGGCACACGCCAAGCGGGTGATTGTCGCCGTCGACCTCACGCTCATCAACCCGTACCCACCACCGTTTGGCGTCCCAGCCCTTAACGGCGCGTTTGCCATCCCACACGGATTCGATCTCGACGCGGGCGATCTTGCCCTGATCGTTCAGCGCGAAAGCGACGATCCGCTCAGGCGGGATCGCCACCAGGTACGGGAAAAACCGCTGTTCGCGCTGATCGGCCAGCGTGGCCGCCTCGCCGCGCGGCATATCCACCAGAAGCAACATCGAGCCGCGCGCGCGCGCCTCGACCATGAACCCCTGCCAGAACACATCAAGCGCATTCCCGCGCCAGTCGCAATCCGCCACGAAATCCTCCAGCAGCGGGTGCCCGATCTCGCGCAGCGGCGGTTTCTTGGCAATGTAGCCAACGAAGCGACGGCAGGCCGAGAGCAGGTGATTCTCGTACCACGCCACCTCGTTGCGTCGCGCGAACTTTTCCTCCGACTCGCGCTGATAGCGCACCAGTGCCGTGCTACCTGTCGAGGCGGCGCGCCCGGCGCTGTCATACGTCACGGTCGGGCGAAATACACCGCGCCCGTTCAGGGCATCGGCAAGAAACTGGAAGCGCGAAGTGTCGATATTCATGGGCGGGATAGGGTGGACGATCAGGGGACGTCTACAAGAACAAAGAACAGAATGCCCCCGAATCAATTCATGGCATGAATACATCGTGGCCGACAATCCGCCAGTCATTAACGGCGGGAGGCCATGACGCATGAATCTGGACGCACTCAAGGACAAGCTGGGCGACGAGACGTTTGCCGAGCTGAAAAAGTACGTTGAAGACCTGACCGGGCAGCGCGACGCCGCGCGGCAAGAGTCCGTCGACGGGCGCAAAAAGCTGAAAGCCGAAGTCGAGCAACTACGCGCGGTCAAGGCGCAACTGTTCGAAAAGCTCGGCATTGACGACGATGCAGACATCGACACCCTGCCGGAAATCAAAGGGCAGGCCGAAGCCGTCAAGCAGGTCGAAGCGAAGCTCAAGCGCCTGGAGCGCGAGAAGGCCGAAGCCCTCACCCGCGCCGATGAAGTCGACGCCAAGTGGCGTAGCAGCCGGCTCGATGCCGCGCTGTCGAAAGCCCTGGCAGAGCATGAGTTCATCGACCGCGACCTCGTCGGCAGCTTCGTCGCCAATGGCGTCCAGTTCGAAGACGACCAGATCATGTACAAGGCCGGCGAAAAGCTGGTGCCGCTCGAAGAGGGCGTCAAGCTGCTGGCACAAACCAAGCCGTCATGGCTGAAAGCCACCGGGGCGCGAGGCTCCGGGCACACCCCCGGCGCGGGAAGCGCAGGCGGCGCGCGCACCCTGTCGCGCGCCGAGTTCGAAGCCCTCACCCCCGCCGCCAAGGTAGAAGCCGCCAAGGCCGGCGTCCAAATCAAATGAAGGAGATCAAACAATGTCCACCACGCTTACCGGGCTCATCCCCATCATCTACACCAGCCTCGATGTCATCAGCCGCGAGCTGACCGGCATGATCCCGTCCGTCACGCTCGACGCCTCGGCGTCGGGTGCTGCGGTCGGCCAGACCGTCAGCAGCTTCGTCGCCCCTGCCGCCTCGGTCGGAAACATCACCCCCGGCGCAACCCCGCCGGACGATGGCAACCAGACCATCGGCAAGGTCGACATCGTCATCGACAAGGCGCGTTATGCCCCGTTCCGCTGGACGGGTGAGCAAGCCGCCTCCGTCGGCGGCACCGCCGCCGCGCAAATCCAGGCCGCGCAAATCCAGCAAGCCATGCGCGCGCTGGTGAATGAGATCGAAGCCGACTTGTGCGCCCTCTACAAGTACGCCTCCCGCGCCGCAGGTGCGTACAACGCCACCCCCTTCGGCACCGCCAATGACTACACCCATGCCTCGCTGACGCGCAAGATTCTCGCCGACAACGGCGCGCCGCTCACCGACCTGCAACTGGTTGTGGACACCGCAGCCGGCGCGAACCTGCGCGGCAAGCAGGCCGCCGCCGCCGATGCCGGTGGCGACAGCATCCTGCGCCAGGGCGTTTTGCTCGACATCAACGGCATGGCGATTCGCGAATCCGCGCAGATCAAGACGCACACGGCGGGCAGCATGTCCAGCGGCTCGACCACCGGCACGCATGCCGTCGGCGCGACCACGCTGGCGCTGAAGAACGCCACCGGCACAGGTACCGTGGCGGCCGGCGATGTCATCACCATCGCGGGCGACACCAACCAGTATGTCGTTACCGCCGCCAGCTTCGCGGGAGCCAACCCGGCGACGGGCGACACCATCACCATCGCCGCCCCCGGCCTGCGTGTCGGCTTCACGGCTGACAAGGTGATTACCGTCGTCGGCAGCTGCGTGCGTAATATGGGCTTCGCAAAGTCCGCCATCATCCTCGCGCAGCGCACTCCCTACCTGCCGGGTGGCGACGCCGCCGCCGATGAGCACATCGCCACCGATCCACGTACCGGCCTGTCCTTCCGCGTCGCCGCATACAAGGAACACCACCGCATCAAGTATCAGGTTGAATGCTGCTGGGGCGTCAAGCTCGTCAAGCCCGAGCACACCGCCCTGTTGCTGTCGGCATAAGGCAGGGAGCGCACGCCATGGCAGACACCTGCGAAACCGTGCGTGTTCTCCACGAAAACCCCGACTACGCCGGGGAATTCGTGGAGATCAACGCCACCGACTACGACCCGGAAAAACACACCCTGTACTCGCCGCGCGGCGAGGACGCCCCGGCGACCAAGCACGCCAAATCCAAAGCGAAGGAGTAACCCATGTCCACCGTCCGCACCCCATCAGGCACGCGCATCTTCATGCAGTCCGCCGCCGGCGCGTCCCAGGCCGTTTCCGGCATCACCAAGGCCGCACCCCCCGTCCTCACCTATGCCGGCACCGACCCGTCGAACGGCGACTACGTCGCCCTCACCGATATGTTCGGCATGACCGAATTCGAGGGGGCCATGGTCAAGGTCGCCAACGTGAACGGCGCAGGCAACACCTTCGAGGCCGAAGATCAGAATTCCACCGCCTACGGCACGTTCGTTTCGGGCTCCATGCATCCTGTCACCCTGGCCACCGAACTCGGCGACGGCACGGGCTTCTCCATCAGCGGCTTTGAGCAGCAGTTCGCCGAATACACCCTGCTGCGCGACAAGATCACGCGCAAGGTGCCGACCACCGTCTCGGGCGGAAGCCTTGAGATCCCGATGCTTTGGGACCCGACCACGGCGGCCGCCATCGCCATTCAGACCGCCGCCGATTCCGCCGCCAAGCTGGGCTTCAAGATTCTGTTCCCGGACGGTCTGGAGATGCTGTTCTTCGGCTACATCGGCGCGTCCGGCATGCCGAAGGTCGGCTCGGCCAATGAAATCATGCAGACCAACATCAGCGTGACCATGGCAACCCGTCCGCGCTACATCCTTCCGTAACCCGTTTAGCCAGCGGCAGCTACGGCTCCCCGTGGTGCAGCGTACCCGCCTCGCGCTGTGGCCGCTGGCTTCCAGAATGAGGCGGATCAGAAAAGAGGCGACCCAACATGTTCAAGATTCAAAACAACCCCACGTTCAAGACAAAGGCGCAGATCAGCGTTCCCGGCCAGACCCGGCCTGCCGAGATCGAGGTGGAGTTCAAGTACCTCACCCGCAAGGCGTTGAAGGCCTATTTCGACGGCATCAGCGGGAAGACGGACGAGGAAGCCCTTGGAGAGATCATCGTCGGATGGTCTGGGGTGGATACCGATTACTCCCCGGAAGCTCTGGCCGAACTGCTCGACAACTACCCGGCTGCCGCCGGTGATTTGTTTGAAGCCTTCCGCCGCGAGGTGCTGGAGGCAAAAAGAAAAAACTGATTGCCGCCGCCCGCAGGCTCTACCAGGCCAGCGGGGCGGATGAAATGCAGCTGGAAGCCATGGGGCTTCCGGCGGGGATCAAGAGCTTTGAGGAGCAGCAGCCATGCCTGGTCTGGGCGAAGAACTGGAAAACCGTCGAACTGTTCATCGCTCTGTCCACGCAGTGGCGCGTCGGCATGAACGGGGCCACCGGGCTGGATTATTCGGCCATCGCGCCGACGGCGGCAGCCATGGGGATTCGGCTCACGCCTTCACGTTTCGAGGGGGTTCGCGCGATGGAGCGGG